ATGCTATGGAAAATATGAAGCACCATAGCAAAAATCACAAAGACGAGGATGTTCGCAAAGCATGTACACAGGCTATGGATAGCATCCATGCACACATGCAGCGTCCTCAATCCCTGTACGATGATCCACACACTTTCCTGAAGATCTTGGCTCACTTCAAAGGTCAGCCCGATAAAAACAGGATCCTTCACGCTGTTCAGGCTTTAGGTTCGTACACCCAGACTGACAACGACTAGTCTCCCCCAAAAAACGAAAAAATAAATACGGTGAAAATAGGGAAACTATATGAAAATCTTCATGGGTATTGACCAGTCTTTCACTAATTCGGGTATTGTTATTATGGACGAATCTGGTGATGTCAAATACTTCACTACTATCAAAACCAAGAAAGATGTTGATGGAGACATTTTTGATAGAGCTATCACAATCTCCAGCAACCTTATCGAAGTTATCCAGAAGTACGACCCCACAACCCTAAGCCTGGAAGGACTTGCCTTCTCGAAGTTTGGCAATGCTACGCGCGACTTAGCAGGGTTACAAGCTGTTATTATAACACGTATTAGGAATGAGACTAAATACGGAAGCAGACTGCTTATCGTATCACCAAACCTACTCAAGAAGTTTGCAACTGAGAAGGGTGGAGCATCAAAGCAGGACATGGTTGACTTTTTGCCGAAGAATGTATTAGAATCATTCGCAGAAGCGAAATTTAAGAAGACTACGGGTTTATATGACTTGGCAGATGCTTATCACCTAGCCAAATATTCATTAGCCCACAACCAGAAGACTACTCAGAAGTAAATCAGACGTCAAATCCCAAAGCTGTTAAAACAAATAACGATAAAAATAGAAACGCCACCGGATATACCCTTACTACCGGTCGAGAGTGGAACACCGCCAGTACCTCGCGCCCTGCCACTTAAAAATTGAGCCCACTCGGGAGTCGTCCACTTTTCTTACTTACAACAAGCATGTTATGTTCATGTCGCGAGGTTTTTCCAGTCAGCTGCGTTAATGCGGGGCTATGGATAATGATATAACTGTAATCCCGATAGTTAATTCAAATAAAAACGAGAAGTTTGTGAGTGAGCGAAGCGAATCACAAACTTCTCCGCGCAGCGCAACCGTTTCATAGTGACGTCGAGGAAGTAATGAAAAAGGCCTAACGAGTAGGCCTTTTAAATACATCCATGATCACCGAGAAGGGTATTAGTATACTGGATTCATCTTCTTGCTTTCGCCTTCTAGTCTATCTTTGATGAAGTCTGCAATGATTTCCTTTTCACCTGGAGTCATCATTTTCATCTCAGTATAGCTGATTGCACCTCGCATGAAATATACTAATTCGACATTATTTCTAATAATTCCCCTGACTTCTTTCCTCAGGTTATCAAACATCTTAGTGATAGCCTGAGGCGAACCATTCTTCAGTGTTACGAAAAAAACGATACAGGATTCGTGTTAAACTCGATTGTAATCAACTGACCACAATCCTTACAGTTTTGGTGAGTTTCGAATGTTGCTCCCCAGTTCCCCACCTGCTCAATTGCAGCTGTAAGTTGTCTCACCCATCCAGCTGGAATTTTCGTCGCCCACTCGCGTATTAGTGCCTTATCAGTCACATCATCCACCGATGCAATAATATCAACTAGCACATTAACTACGCTCTTCTGCAATTCTTCCAGTGATGGCATCTTATTTCCTACATCAAATGCTTGGCTAAACTCCAACATCGTGGCAAAAGTTGATGGTTTCAGTTTCACAGTCTGACCATTTTCAAGTCTCACCGTAAACGTAGATGTGATAGTTGTTGGATCAATTGCTTTAGCTTCTTGAATAATTGGACGCAAAGGTACATCATATTCACGGCTCTTTGCATTTTCACAGTTATGTGTGTACAGCAACGTAATTTCAGAACCGTACGTAATCATTCTCAAACACGTCAACAAGAAATCGACGTCTTTAGCCAGCAATTCAGTTGGCTTCTTAACCTGAGGAATACATCTAGCAAAAACTTGCCTTAGCGCCTCACCAGTAAACAACATATCTGGTGTTTTGAACACAATTTCATCCAATGATGTCATGGGATATACGTGCACTTCACCATTCTTGACGTTATCGTCAAGCTCTCCATCAACATAGAACAGTCCGTGGGATGGCAGACGAAATGTTTCGCCAGGAATGCGCAGATTGGCAAGCAGTGGGTTGGTTGGTTTTTCAATTTGATCTGTCATAGTGACCTCTCCTTTATGGTATACGGGTATTTAGTTGCTGTACCACGAGTAGAAAAATTGTGGTTTACCTTATATAAATAAGGGAATAAATGACCAAAGAGGCACACTGTGGCAACTTCTCAAGTACAAATCGACAAAGCATTAGCGGATATGGTGAGTAACATCTCCAAGTTCTCTAACTCTATCCGTACGTATTACACCATTCACGAACAGTTTGAAGGTGAGCAAAAGAGACACATGGATATAGTAGCTAAGCGATTAGACGCCTTGGCAAAATTCAACAAGGAAACAGACGCAGAGAACAAAGAATATCTCAAGCAGCTATACGAACGTCGATACATTGCTGAAAAAGAGCACGCAGAATCTGAAAAGAAGTACCGCGCAGAGCGTGACGCTGCTAAAGCAGCTTACGAAAACGCTAAAGCACAGAAAGAAGAGCTCGAGGCCCGCCGTAAAGCTATTGAAGTTTCTTCTGCATTTGCACCAGGCATCAAAGCGCAGTACGAAGAACAGCTAAAAAACCAAATCGAAGCCACCAATAAAGCTGAGGAAGTATTCCGTAGAACAGAAAAAGCATATGGTGACTTTGCTAATGAGCTCGATAATCTCAATGACAAGATAAAAGAGAAAGAACGCGAACTAGGCAAATCAGATATTGGTGGAGACATCAAAAAAGGAATTGGCAAGATGATGGACAAAGCAATTGCTATGGGTCCTGAAATGCTGAAATCCGCTGCTGTTAATTTATATGGCATGCTCCAGACTGAAATCAGCACTGGTATTGGCATGACATTTAGTCAAGTGTGGCATACTGCTGCGCTAGGCATGAACCCTAAGGAATTTACTGAAGCAATGGCTAAGTATCGTGGCGCTGCCCTTGCTGCTGGTGGCCTCAATAAAACAATAGCCATCCTCGATAAAACTCAAGGTGAATACATTGATTCCATGGGTACACACACAGAGCGTACACAATTTGCACTTATGCAAATGGATACTCTGCGTAAATCCGGCATTAAACCACTCGCATCGGATACCATATTGCTAAAAGATAGCTTCATGGGATTGCGCAAAATGGCCGGCATGACGGGCGTGCAATTCCAGGAAATGATGGGCGAAGTTACAACAGATGAATCGTCACTTCAGGCTCTCCGTTCTACTACCAGCGAAGCAGAACGTCGCCAGATGGTGTTAGGCATCGCAAATCGCATTAAAGAGAACGTAGCGATGGGTATGACAATTGAGCAGGCCAAGAAAGTAACACTTGCTCTGCAAAAGATGGCTGGGGCAACGCCTATCGAACGTATTAAACAAGCAGCCAAGCTAAGAGCCTTCGGCGCAGCCATGGGTGTTAGTGGTGGCGAACAAGCCGCACAGGCTCTAATTGCGGGCCAACGCGCAACTAAAGAGCAAAAAGACCAACTTCAGCAGTTCTTGTCTACGTCATCAAATGCGCTATCACAAGCAGCAACCGGTTCATTGGGTGGAGAAATTTTTGCAACATCACTTGCTGATAAATTAGGATTGAACCAACTCATCGGTCCAGGAAGTGATTTCAATACAGTGTTAACACAGGGTCTAGCTAAAGATATGAATGCTGCTAAAGGTTCGATGGGTGAAGTGAGTGGCGACATAAAGAAAGCTGTCAATGTCCTCGATAGGATTGCTAGTGAACTCAAAAATAACTGGATACTGCTAGGCATTTTGGGTGGTGTATTAACTATCGCGCGCTTGTTTGACAAAGGCAAATTCTTTGACGCAATAAAAGGTATGGGTGAGCGCTTCAAGAAAGCACCTAAAGTGCCAAGTGGAGCCTCAACAGCAGAAAAGCAAATTGCACAAGGTGCCGCAGAAATCGAAAAAGGAGCTGGGGGTGCATCAAAACTCGCCAAGATAGCATCAACCGGCGGTAAAGCTCTAAAAGTGTTGGGACCTATCGGAGCTGTCGTTGGTGGTGTTGCGGAAGGTTATGAAGACTGGGAGTCAGGCAAAAAAGAAAAAGCCGTTGGCGAAGGTGTGGGTGCAGCAGCTGGTGGTATTGCTGGTGCAGAAGCTGGTGCAGCTCTTGGAACATTGATTTTTCCAGGTGTTGGTACAGTCATTGGTGGTTTATTGGGAGGCGGTATTGGTGCTGCTATCGGTGCATGGGGTGGTGGTAAAGCTGGTGAGGCTGTTGGTGGCACACTCGATGAAACCAAACAACAAGAAGCACAAGCTGCGGTGGCAAATACGGCTGACAGCACTTCCAAAAACGTTGAGCAAATGGATGACAACAACGATATGATGAAATTGTTGGTTAACAATACAACAAAAAATAACGATATTATGGAACGTATGTTGGTTGCGATGACAATGACCGACAAAGAAAAATCAGTACTTGAAAACATAGCAAGGTTGCGCGAAGGCAGCAGGTTTGCAAGTGACTACGTGTCTTCCCCCGGTTAATTCAGGGTCTTTAAGTCTCAGTATAATTTCAACACATAAATAACTCATTGAACAGTATTCCAAAAATACAAAAGGTTACATTTAATGTCAAAATTTCAAGGATATTTTAAGGTAGTTAGCCCTAAACCAGGCATAACTACGATGACCGATAACCAGAATATCGGCGATCAAGGTGTCTACGCTAACTATACGTGGTATCAACGCCTCATTCAAGGTTCGGCATCGCGTATTACGCGCTACCGCGAATATGACTTGATGGACAACGATGTGGAAATTGCACGTTCCCTTGATACAATTGCTGAGGAAATGATTGGTTCGGATCCAAACACAGACTTACCTCTGCAGCTCATCATTCACAGCGATAAAAGTAGTGATCCAATACCTTCATCCACAGTAATGACGGTGCGCGCCGCGCTTCGCTACTGGTCGGATCTGCATGATTGGGATACGCGTCTGTTCAAAATTGCTCGCGTTACTGTTAAGTATGGCGATTGCTTCTTCCTACGCAAGAAAGAAACATCTCGCTGGGAATACATCCACCCTAAGAACATTGTTGCAGCTATTGTGGATGACCGCGACCTAACTCGTGTTCTAGGTTGGCAGATCAAGCGCGAAACCAAAACACCAAACTCACCATACAACCAGCCTGTTGGCCACTTCGGTAGCTACTCAAATGAGCTTGTTGATACATTCTCATCCGATGAAGTTGTGTGGTTTTCATTAAATGACGATATTGCAGAAACTGCACCATTTGGCGAATCAATTCTCCGTGCCGTTTACCGCGCACAAAAACAAAAGGAACTACTGGAAGATGCTATCATCATCTACCGTATTCAACGTGCTCCAGAACGTCGCGTATTCTATATCGACGTGGGTAAAATGCCTCCACAACGTGTTAAGGCTTACCTCGAGCAAATCAAGAACGACATTCGTCAGCGTAAAGTACCTACCCAAGGTGGTGGTGTAGACCAAGTTGACTCTGTATACAACCCACAAACAATGGGCGAAGACTTCTTCTTCGCTCAAAGACCAGATGGTCGTGGCTCTAAGGTAGAATCTCTGCCAGGTGGTCAAGGTCTTGGTGAAATGGCCGACCTCGAATACTTCCAGTGGAAAGTCTTCCGTGGTCTACGTATTCCTCTATCATTCATGCGTGAAGGACAAGATAACGCGATGATGAGTGATGGTAAAACAGGTGTTGCGTATATTCAAGAACTGCGCTTTGCTATGTACATCAAGCGCTTGCAAGGATACATTACGCGCGTAATCGACAAAGAGTTCAAGCGTTACCTGCGTGCAACTGATATTAACATTGATCCATCTATTTTTAATATTCGCTTGCTCGAACCAGAAAACTTCGGTATCTGGCGCGAACAACAGCTTAACAACGAATTGCTTGGAACCTACGCTAACGCTAACGGTATCGAGCATATGTCGAAGCGTATGGGTCTGCAGAAGTACTTGAACTGGTCTGATGAGGACGTTATCCGCAACCAACGTATGCGTGCTGAGGAACTTGGACTCGATCCAGATGCTCCAGATACTATGCGCAAGATTTACGGACCACCTGAAGAACAAGGTGCAGAAGCTCTTGGTGGAGCTGGTGGGACGGGCATGGTAGCAGGTGGTGGAATGGGCGGTTTCGGAGGTGGAATGGGTGGTGAAGAACTTGGAGGCACCGAAGCTGGCGCAGTTCCAGGTGCAGCACCAGGTGCAGGAGCTGGAAACGCAGCAGCAGGTGGAGCCCCCGAATTACCTGGAGGTTTACCACCAGCTTAACATTTTACTGATGTAACACGCTTATTACAATAAATAAATTAGCCTATTTCTATTAACAACTATTACCGGTTAAGGAGCAACACATGAATGCAAAAATGAAACAACACCTCGAAACTGTTATCACAGCTACCATCAACGAAGATTCTGATGCAGCTAAGGATGCATTTCACAAGTATGTAAGCATGAAGACTCAGTCCATTCTTCTTGGTGAGAAGGAAGACGAGAACGACAAAGAAGTCGACAAGGATCTTGACGATGCCGAAAAAGACGTAAAGAAGGCTAAGAAAGATCAGAAGAAGGATGAGCGCGAAGAAGACGAGGACGAGTCCGAAAAAGAAGAAGAAAAAGAAGAAAAGAAGGAGAAAAAGGAAAAAGACGAAGACTAAGGTCTTTTGTTTCTCATCTGTAATTCCAAATAATGCCGGCTTATGCCGGCATTTTTGTTTCCCTTGAAGAATGTTCCCATAAATAATCAATACCTTACCACATCAAGGAGCAACAAATGAAATTACTGGTTGAAGAACTAACCCCACAAGAATGCAACATCATTCAGGAATCGGCAGGCAGCGGCAAGAATATGTGGCTGAACGGTATCTGCATGCAGAGCTCTATCAAAAACCGCAATGGTCGTAACTATCCACTAAGCGAAATTGCAACTGCTGTCAAGACAGCACAGGATCGTATCAAAGAATGCAACGGCATCTTTGGTGAGCTCGACCACCCACAAACACTCACAATCAACAGTGACAGAATTTCGCACGTCATCACAGAAATGTGGATGAACGGTAATGATGCATACGGCAAAGCACGTCTGCTCAACACTCCAACAGGTTTGATTGCACAAGAACTTATCCGCAGTGGTGTCAAGATTGGTGTTTCTAGCCGTGGTGCTGGTAACGTCAATGAAAGTGGTGACGTCACAGGCTTCCAGTTCATCACGTACGACATCGTCATTACACCAAGTGCTCCAAACGCATATCCTGGCTTGATGTACGAATCTCTGATGAATACAGTTCAAGGTGCAAAGGTTTTGACGTTGGCTGAACAACTCCGTAGCGATCCAGCTGCTCAGAAGTATTTCAAGAAGGAAATTCTGACTTGGATCAACACAGAATTGTTCAAGAAATAAGCATTTCTGGCGCAATTTTTAAAATTTTATTAAAGCGATAGAACCCGCATTTTATGCGGGTTTTATAATGTGGCCTACTTGTTTTGCCAGAATTTACAAGACGTCACTATAAATATTTTACACAAAGAACCAACCCGTTAAGGAGATATCGAATGGATGAACTACTGAAAAAATTACTTGCTGCTGAAGTCCTCACGGAAGATACCCGTGTTGAACTTGAAACAGCAATCAAAAAGCAAATCGACGAAGCTTCCAAGAAAGCTCGTGCAGATGCAGAAGCAGCTGTCACAGCCGAATTGAATGAACAGTGGATCACTGAACGTGAAACATTGATCGAAGCTCTTGACTCTAAAGTGTCTGAAGTGCTTGCAGAAGAACTTGCTGAACTGCGCCACGATATCGAAAACTTCCGCGACCTTGAAGCAGAATATGCTGAGCGTATCGTTGAAGCTAAGAACGACATGGCTGCTACACTGAAGAGCGACATGGTTGAACTCATCGAAAAGCTTGACTCATTCTTGGAAATCCGTTTGACGTCTGAACTTGATGAACTCCGTGAAGACATCGACGTAGTTAAGAAGAATGAATTTGGTCGTAAGGTGTTTGAGTCTTTCATCGAAGAATTCAAGAAGCACTATGCTGGCGATGATTCGACAGAAAGCAAACTATACGAAACAGAACAACGTTTGGACGACACTCTTGTAGCTTTGGAAGAAGCTGAGAAGAAGGCTGCTAAACTCGAGCGTTCCATCAAGATGGAAAAAGTATTGGCACCATTGAATGGCCGTACTAAGGAAGTCATGGAAGCCATCCTGCGCAAGGTTGACACTAACCTGCTCGAAGATGCATACCAAACATACATCGGCCGCGTGCTGAATGAAACAAAAGAATCAGATGTAAAGAAGACCTCAGAGAAGGAAGAAAAAGTACTAGCTGAAGGCAAAGGTAGCAAGACTATCGAGGGAGTTGTTAAGAAGGGCAATGACGACAGCCGTCTAATCGAAGAAGCAGTTATCTCCGAAAAAGACATATCGGCACACTCTTCCGGAATTTCCGAATCTGACAAGCAACGTCTACGCAGAATCGCGGGTATTGCTTAATTTTAGCTAGTAACTTTTAAGGAGAAAACAATGAACGAATTATTCGAAAATTGGTCAGAGGTAAAAGACGCCCTGTTGGACGGCTTGGACCAAGGCCAGAAACAAATCGTTGGTACTCTTTTGGAAAACCAAAAGAACCACATTTTGACAGAAAACGCCGCTGCTGGTGCAGTTAGCGCAAACGACATCGCAGGTTTCCGCAAGATCCTGATTCCGATGATCCGCCGTATTATTCCAGGTACAATTGCTACTGAAATCGTTGGTGTTCAGCCAATGCAAGGTCCAGTTGGTCTGGTGTATACAATGCGTTACCGTTACGGCGAAAGCGTAACACAGCCAAACACTCCATTCGCTCCAACTGCTGGTAACATCACAGCTAACGACGAATTGTTTGGTAACAACCCAGCTCTGCGTCAGTTCTACTCGTCCGCTGCTGGTACAGTTGCAGGTACTCCACTTGGTCAGCCAGCTGGTGCATCTGGTATCCACGACAGTGGTGATACAACTGCTGCTATCCAGTCCGTAGCAACTGCAGGTGCATGGCCATCTAGCCTTCCAGCATACAACACATCGTTGTTTGGTCCTTACGGTCCTGACGCGATTGGTCAGTCTTACGCTGGTCGTCTATACGGTGGTTCTGGTTCCTTCATTGAAGGTTCTGGTGGCCGTACAGTGAAGCTGGAAGTTATCAGCCAAGCTGTTGAAGCAGGAACTCGTAAATTGCAAGCTGGTTGGACAATCGAAGCTATGCAGGACTTGAAGGCTCAGCACGGTCTTGACCTTGAAAGCGAATTGACGCAAGTCGTTTCCGCTGAAATCGTTCAAGAAATCGACTCTGAAATCTTGTCCGACCTGATCGCTCTTGCTGGTACAGTAGGTACTTACGACTACTCCACAATCGGTCTAGGCCCACAATATCAACCAGCCTACCTCGGCGACCGTTTTGCTAACCTCGGTATCGTTATCAATGCAGTATGTAACGAAATCGCTCGTAAGACACGTCGTGGTCCAGGTAACTTCATCGTTGTGTCCCCAATGGTGGTGTCGATCCTTCAATCTGCTGCTAAGTCGGTGTTCGCACCAGCTGTCGCAGGTTCGTTCAAGGGTCCTAACAACTCCATGTTGGTTGGTACACTGAACGGTACAATCAAGGTTTACAGCTACTTGTGGAACCAAGTATCTGGCCTAGGTTCTACTGTGAACGACGTGATCTTGGTCGGTTACAAAGGTGGCAACGGCGAAACTGACGTTGGTTACTTCTACTGCCCATACATCCCATTGATGAGCTCTGGTGTTGTTATTAACCCAACAACGTTCCAACCAGTAGTTTCGTTGATGACTCGTTACGGTAAGACAGCATTTACTCAGACTCAAACGTCTTTGGGTAACAGCGCTGACTACTACGGTAAGATCAACGTAGCAAACTTCCAGTTTGCGTAATCGAAGTTAGAGGTTGTAACACAATAGAAAACCCGCAGCAATGCGGGTTTTTCTTTTGCCCCAAATTATTAAGACAAACTGGTGTCAATCGCATAAATATTTCTAACTTTTGCACCACTACTATGAGTAAAGTATGAAGCTGACGTTTAAGCAATATCTTGATAGCAAAGAGCAACTGCGCAAAGCAATTGCTAATACACCAATTTCGATTGTTGAATATGAAGTACGCAAGTACTGCTCATTCCCAGTAGGCGAAGAAGACGACAAGCAACTAATGGGCTTGAAGCCTAAGCATAGAATTGTTGTTGAGTGGTGTTACGATGATATTGACAATCCGACACCAAATAGTATTCAGTTATCTGGTCTGACCAATATTGACGAATCTGAAAAGTTCACAACTTTTTGGACAGGTGCAAAACTAAAGAAGTGGCTCGAACGCCACACCTCAGAGTACAATCCCACAATGTACCAAAGCAGCAAAACAAAATAACACACCCGCCCTGTTGACTTTTATTCTTTTCGTGTTATGATGCACGCGTCATCAACCACGGAGGAACAATATGTCCGACAAACTGCACACTCTCTTCACTCCTGAAGATCTCGCGCCTGTTGCCACAGGTATTCGTAAATTCATTCGCGCGCTTGGTCTCGAACTAGCATCATACCAACTGAAGTGGGTTGCTGATGAATTCGACCTTGTATCCGCCCTCAAGATCATTACGCAGTATGTTGACGACTCTGCATCCCTGCTTGGCCGTCAGAAATACAAGAACCAACCCTATGTCTTTACCGATGAAGTGAAGAAGGATATGGAAGAGTTTCTTCTGGTTGGCCGCGACGCAAAAGAAACTGCGTTGATGCGCAAACAAAACCTCGGCATGTACCACCTTGTGGTTGAGCCAACAATCGACCTGCTCGGCAAACTGAGCCACGAACAAGCACTGACAAACTCCCACGAAATCATTGCAGAGATCGTCGGCTTGGTTGAAAACTCGGATGACTACGGTGACCATTACGATGCATTAGTGGCAAAAGAGCAAATTGGTGTCATGATTCGTGCACGTGCCGCAGCCAAAGAAGCATCGAAAAAGCGCACTGTTCGTCGCAAAATTAAGCCCGCTGAGCTGGAAATGTTACCAACGGAAGAGATTGCCGATGTTCTTGCAGAGGACAGTTCGGACCTCATATTCGAATAAGT